CCAGGTATTCTAATTAATGACTATACTTATCAATAAGTGATAATCTATCACTAGAATACACTCGGAGAAATCTTTCTTTAGCGCGAGGAGGGGGCAAAACCTCACCGCGCAGCACCCCGTTAGTTGGAGATCTCGCAAACGCACTGGCGTCTTTATCCAAAACGTTTAAACTAAATGATGACGGAGATATCTGCAGAACTTCACCGGCCACTTTTCCGGCTTGTTTAATGACCTCCTCAGCAGAGAGGCCACGACCTAAACCATACTTGTCGTGCTCTGCAACATATTGCACTAACCCTTCGAACGCTGGATTAAAGTACGCATTCTCCAACTTCGCTATAGCTTGAATCGCTTCTGTGTAGGGATTCCAATCCTTGGCAGCGAACTTGGTTTTCTCCTGCACCAAGATCGAGTTGAGTACGCGCATAGTGCTAGCTATGCCGCCCCAATATCCCTTCACATGTACTCTTTGAAGGTATCCCAGTGCTCCCTTCACATACATCTGCTTATCCGGGTGGACTGTTAAATTAAGATGAGAGTACGCCTCAGAAATCGAGTCTGGGTTGACCCCGTGACCCAATATTACGAAGTCGTCTCCCTGGACTTCACATGCTATTATCTTATAAAGACCCAGTTCTTCACCATAGAACATAGTCAATAGATTATACATGCAGTCAATAAAGTTGGTACCACCGCTTCCTGATTTTATTGATGACGGAATGTCTTGTATCACGCCCCCAGGGGATAAGACCCTGGTATGGTAGATGACGGACCGATTCAGCGATAAGAAAAACTTGGCCGATTTATAAAACCAGCTAGCTAATCCCTCCGCCATGAACTCCCAAATCGACGGGACGACGGAGGCATCAAATGAAGACACGTCGCCAGACAAAGGAATTAGCCCATACTGCTCTGCCAGAGTCAGGATCCTTTGTTGGTTATCGTCTATTACAGGAGCATCACACCAGGCATTAAATATATTAACACCATTAATCGTGGCGTGACGCAAGATCTCCTGCGTTTGTGGAGTGAACATTTTCCACAGTATCGCTTCATCTTTCGACATCGCAATGACCAATCTTTTGGTTTTCGGGTCCCTTAAAGGCTGCGGACCACGGCTCACTGTTCTTTGAGCAACCATTGCGTCGAATCTCACATCTCTACCATTGCGAAGTTCTTCATACTTAGCCTTCGCAGAATCTACTAACCACCCAAACACGTAAGCCGTGTACTCCCTCCGCTGTGGGGCCATATCTGGGTGAGGCTTCCAGCGTCCTAGGAAGAATGGAGGTCCTGAGTTGGTAGTAGGGTCCAGACCAGGCGCATCGATATTGTGTACATCACCAGCACCTCTCTCATATCGTACAGCCTCGTCAATGGACGTCAGATGTATGGAACCGGATGGAATGAGTGCCACAAGTCTATCCCGAGCGCGGTCTAACGCTCTTCTGTCTATCTTGGGGCTTGCGACTTTGTCGCTAAATACAGCCCGTAATTTGTTAGGTCCGTCCTGAAAATATCCCAAGAACATAGATTTTGGACCCATCTTCTCGGCATTGGGTTGCTCGAGTTCTTGTGTCAATAAATCTCGTAACCCTGAAGGAAGGTTTTGATAGATCGCGGACAACCGCTTTCCCCACTCATCTCGGATTTCAGAGTAAGGAATCCAAACCCTGTCTCTCCCCTTACCGCCCTTAAGAAATAGGTTAGTGCGGAGATCTACAGTGGATCCTTTAGCTAGTCGCATCATCCAGCTGCGAGCCCTTGTAGCTGACGCAGCATCAGCTATCATGCGGTGGGAAATGCCGCTTTTGATAGCTAAGTTAACGCGACGTTCAATGCTTAGCGATTTCCCTTCTGCTCCAGTAGCCACATCTGGAGGTGGGAGGCCGTTATTCCCGTCACCACTACCCTTGGCTCTGGTAGCGGCCTTCAATTCGGACATAATGATGTCCTCCTTTCAAA